TCATCTACAATACTGTTTTTATTAGAAGCCTCTATTTCAGGTACTTCTGCAAGTTTCATAAGTTCTTTCCCTACTGTAGGGGTTAGTCCTGCTGTAACAACTTGAGGTATAGTCGCTCCTGCACTAGAAAGTAAACTCGATCCTGCTGCAGCTGGACCTGTAACAGCATATTTTGCTCCAGATCCAATAGTAGAACCTATTGTAGGTACAGTTCCTCCACTAAACCCTGCTACTGCTTTATCAATTTGTGGAGCCACATATTTTCCACCCACATAAGAAAGACCAGCATTTATAAGAGACTGTTCTACACTTTGCCCTGCAGCAAGACTTCCTAAACCAGAACCAATAGCACCGCCAATTCCTGGAAGTATTATATTACCAACGATAGCACCAATAGTTGGAAGAAACTTTTTAAAAGACTTAAAGAAAAACTCTGGCTGTCCAGTTATAGGGTTTCTAGAGTTTAAAGCATCACCAACAATATAACTCTCTGGCTGTTCTATACCAACTGCACGCATTTGTTTAAAAATGTCTTCTTTTAATTTTGGATTACTAGCTAAAACTTCTTTAGGAATAACTGTTTCGCCCTCTGCAGCATGAACAATATAAGTATCTTCATACCTACCTAAACTTGCTAAACCTTTAGCTTGGTTTTCATACGGAGCAATCATGTTGATACCATAACTTATAATAATTCATTTTACAATCCTTTTATCTATATACTCACTATCGCACTTGTTGTAATTCTTGTTTTTGATAATTCTTGAATACTAGCAACGACATGTAATCTATCTACATGACCAGCTTGTACCTGTAAAACTTCTCCACTTTTTAAAATTATATCTTTCGTTAAAAGCTCTACTGTTGTTTTAGCAGCGATGACTGTATCCTTAAATAAACTAAAAGTATGAGCAGTTACTGCTCCTGCTGAATTAAGTCCATCACCAACAATATTTACTGTAATGGTTGATGCGTTAGACGTATCATCATTAGACACTAAAATAGAATTTATTGAAACAGCATTAAAATCGGCATCACTAGGAACTGTAAACAGAGTCTCAGCATCTGTTGCTGTCAAATCTATTTTTGCATTTGTAATACCTTGAATATACTGTGGAATACTGTTTATTAACATCAGCGTCTACCATCCTCTCGTATATCGATTCTTGGTGTTCCTAATTTATATTTCGTTCCTAATGATGTAGATTCTATTCTTAATGCAAAAGACCTACCTCGTAAACGATAATTTAATTTTTCTGTAAACTGTTCTACAGGACTTGTTGCAGTTCTTGTCGTTGTACTTGAAGTAGACTCATGAAAATCAGCCCCAGGATTATTTCTTACTTTCATTGTAAAGGCTACATCTGGGTTTACACTTGTAGAACCGTTAAATGTAACATCAGGAATAACTTGTTTTAAAAACACAAACTTATCGCCATCCCCTATATCAATCGCTGAAGATTCAATAAACGATGTCATAGCAGCACCGTCATCATCAAACCCTGTTTCATGGTTATAGAGAAATTGACCACCTGTTGCTTGTGGTAATGTTCTTATACCTCTATCGAGCCATGCCTGTCTTACAAGTGTTCCAAAATACCAAACTTTTTCTGTATAGTTATAACAAACATACTTATCTATTTCTCTACCAGCAGAAGAAGGATAAAACCATAATATTTCACTAAATTCAGAATTTAAACCTACATGAACTTTATCTCGTTCTTCTAAGTTAAAATCTAAAAACACTTTATCTTTTACAGTACAGGGTAATTGTGCTGTTTGACCTCCAGCAAAAATATAAAATGTATCTACACCCATCCAAAAAACTGCATCTTCAACAGCTATAGCAGAAAAAGGACTCATAATTGTAATATTTTTAGAAAGTTCTTGTAAACCAAAAGTAAATGGTGGACCAATAAACTTCATAGCGTGTAATGTTTTATTAGTAAAAACAAGTATCTGTTGCTTTGTTTCTACAGCTTGCATAAAAGTAGATCCACCACCTAACCTTAAATCGCCTGCAGTATTTGTAGCAGTTGGGAAAAAATCTACTGGATTTTCTTGCGAAGAAAAACGTATTAATAATGGATCTTGAACACCATCTCCTCGTTGAGTTGTAGGAGTAGCACCTAATCCATCACATCCAAATACGATAACGTGCCTATCTTGGTCAGAAACAAGAATTTGTTTAGCTATTTGAGGAACACTAGTTTCATTATTAAATGTACTTGTATCACTTAATTCTTTTGCTCTATTACCTAAACCGTTTGTTTTATCCCAATAATATATCCCACCGTCTCTTGCATTCATTATTAAGTCTTCACCAAAATTATCATGCGACCATAATCTAATCTGTGCTCCAGGAATTGTCACACTTGCTGGACTACCCCAACCAATAAAGTCATTATCAGTATCAGAATTACCAAAAGCTAATCGTACTAAAGTTCCATTTGCATGGGTTGTTGCCACTGAAAAAGAACTCGTATTTTGAGTAGAACTTGCTGTTCCTGCCGTTGGTGTTGAATTAGCATGAAGTCCTGTATGTCCACGAGCTACTGTTAAATCATTTGTAGACACACCTGATACAAATAATAACTCTTTTTCTATTAATATAGTATCACCAACAGATATTCCAGATCCACTAGCAACAGTTAAGGTTGTGTCTGAATTAGAAAAAGTTCCTCCTTCATTTATCGTTGTTGCTAAAGTTCCACTTGTTGTACCACTCCATTGACCAGCACCCCAACCTGTACCACCAACAGTATTATCTAAACCTACATTTATTTGAAAGTTTAACGTAACACTTCCTGAACTTTTAAAATTATCATCTGTAACGACAGAAGAAGCATTAGCACCAACATCGATTTTAAATACATTTGAACTAATAATTTCTGTTATTTGATGTTCTTTATTCATAGTGTCTGCACTAATACCAGCAGTAGTTTCTGCATTAGATATTGTAACAAAATCATTAAGATTTGCACCATGAGCCGTAGAGTTTACTAATACTTGAGCTTCTGTGCCAGTAGTAGTATTCGTTGTAAAAGTTACCCCACTTGTAACTGGATCACCTCTTAATGGTGTAATATCAGTAAATGTTTGTCCTTCTTCTATATAGTATTTTAAATGTGTTCCAATACCCATAAAATCAGAACCATCAAGAGCCACCCAATTATGTAATCGTCTTCCACTCCCAAGATAAGTATTAGAACTGTATTTTTCCCAACCACCAAACTTTTCTGGAAAACCAAACCTAAACCTTACTTTATCACCATCAACAAATCCACCTTCGTTGCTATATGATGTAAGGTCTGAAACAACTCCAGGTTTGAATTTTATTGCTTTCATAGGCATTACGCTGTACCCCCAGTTAAAGAACCACTACCACTTGATGTAACATTACTAAAACCTTGTATTGACTTACCAGCAGTTCCTGCACTACCACCACTTGCACCGTTACTTGGGGCAGAAGATGGGTAACTTATTGCTGTTCCAGATCCATCTCCACCATTACTTCCAGCAGATCCATCGGCACCAAAAGCCCCACCTGCACCTCCGTTACCACCAGTGCCTGCGTTAGTACCACCAGATCCTCCACTACCTGCCGAACCAGCAGATTGATTATAACCTTGACCTACACCACCTGCTCCAGCCGAACCACCTGTTGTAGGTAAATTAACAGAAAGACTAACAGAAAAACTTATATCATTATAATAAAAATCTGTACCAGCACCACTACCTGTCATATACATTGTTAGGTAATATGTTGTGTTTGCTGATAAATTCATTCCAGCACTCCAATTGTAACCTGATCCATATAAGTTTCCACCTTGACCTTGACTAGCACTACTTGCACTTGTGCTTATATCAATCTGAGGTTGTCCGTATCTGGCTCTATAATTGTTTTCTGGAAAAACATTAGAAGCATTGGCTGATAATGTATAAGTAGCACTTTGATTAATTTTAAACGAACACCACATTGGACCTTTATTTGAACAAAGTCCTCTAAATAAACTAGAAGTTGTAAACAAACCCCAAGATGTATTGACTGCTCCAGACTGAGGGTTGGCACCATTAATACCACCCCATTTTCTATCGCCCCAGTTTAATGAATTTGGATAACCTCCAGTTGGACCATAAGAAACAAAAGGTGGCTTATCGTTTGCAGGCACATTACCACTTCCATAAGGAGAACCTGCTTCGTCTACAAATTCAGACAATGTTGCAGTTGTAGTACCACTTCCTGCACCACCAGCACCACCAGCACCACCGCCTCCTCCACCAGATTTTATTGTGCCATTATTAACTAAGGTCACAGCAACGCTTCCAGCAACTTCAAGTGCATTACCACCAGTGCCACCACTTGCTGTACCTCCAGCACCTTCAATACTTCCCTCGTTTGTAATAGTTATTGAACCAACCCCATTACTTTCTATTGTTAAAGCAGCATTAGATGGATTAGTTGAACCAATAGTATGACCTGAACCGATTGCAAATTGTTTTGGGTAATCTACTGCAAAGTCATCACCAAAAATAGTGTTTGCACTTTGATTTGTATTTCCATCACTAAATGTTTTTTTAAAAGCTCTTTCTTTACTATAAAAGTCATTAAAAGAAATAGTACCAGAAGCAGGCACACCAGCAGACATATTAGTAGAAGAATTATTACCAGCATTAGCACGAACCAAAGAACCACCAAGATAAAATTCTGTTAAAGTTCGGCTTGGTAAGTTCGATCCTGGAGTATACTGTTCTTCAATATCTTGAAATGATATAGCCCCAGATGCTTGCAGTGCTGCCATTATAAACTTGTTCCAAATGCTGTTATATTATTAGCTGATGTTACTGCACCATTAGACCCTAACTTAAATACTGTTGTGCCGTTATACTTAAATAACAACTCATTATCACCAGTATCTAATGATATCGCCCACTTACTTGATCCAAATAAAATTGCCTGACCGTTAGTATCTAAATCCCCACCAAGTTGAGGAGTTGTATCACCTATTAAATCTGTTGGTATTGAACTAACATTAGAATTTGAACCTGTTCCATCTGCGAAGACTATAGCTGATGTTCCTGATGCTATTGATACCGTTGTTCCACTACCATCAGAAGCATCTGCATCTGCTGGACCTTGTCGAACTTTTGCTATTGCGTTTGTACTATTTTTTATAAAAAACCATTTTTGTTGATCATTAGGATCTAAATGCAAATTAAATTGTGATCCTGGAGATCCAGTTAAAAGTAATATTTTATATTGCCCATCAGATAAAGAGCCATCGCTTGTAGTAACAAGTTTATTCCCAGTTATAGTTAAACTAACAACGCCATTTAAAGCTCTGTCGATTATTTCTAAATTGTTATTGGTGGTATTCCCCCAAGTACCAGATTGTTCACCAGCACCTATTTTTTCTATTCCTGTGTTTGATGTATATGTACTTGCCATGTTTACCTCACTGTATTTCTGTCCAAGTTTCTGTACCAGATGGTGTTATTGTTGTCCAAGTTTCTGTACCCGACGGTGTTATTGTAGTATACGTCTCTGTAGTTGCGTTTGTCACTACTTCTTCAAACAGTATATCTCCTGATGTTGTTTTTGTAAAACTTATTTGCTGAGAAGAAGTTCCAGCAGTAATAAAATTACCTTGAGCAGTTTGTATAAAGTTAGTATCTAAATTTGCAGTTGCGAGGTTTACTGATTTTATATTTTCTGCTGTAACAGTAAATATAGACGTCATATCTATGATTCCTGAAGCCTTAGTATTTACTTCTGTGGTTTGAGTAAAGGCACTACTCATACTAGATATACCAACTAATGTACCTACACCTACGCTAAGAGCAGAACTTATTGCACTCATTTCTGCTGTGCCTATTTGTATTGAACCACCTGCATCAGCAATCGAAGTTTCAGCAATGGCAGAATGTCCTAACATTAATCAGCTTCCTCTATTGTGTTGCCTTCAGCTACCCATTCTTGGATTGCTTGGTATTCTGTGTTAGCAGGGTCTTGTGGTACATTCAATATTACATTTTCATTGTTTTCTAGCTTTACTTCAATAATAGCTACACCTGACGGACCTACTCTGTATTTTGCTGTTTTTATATTCATCTTATAACTCCGATAATAAAGCAACTTTAGCTGAAGCATTTGCTGTTAAAAATATTGCATGGTCACCTGATGTTCCACTAGCTTCACTACTATTATAAAAACTAGTTGACCTTTTTGTAGGTCCATCAATAGTAATACTATTGTGAGCGTCTGAAGATGCACCATTAGTTGAGTAATATCCAGTTCCACTTACAACTTCAGCACTTGGAGCAGCCCTCATCTCAACTGGATGTCTTACTGGAAACTGCATACCACTACTAGAATAGTAACCGCCAGTTCCCATTCTTTCACCATTGCCTTCGCCTAGAACATAATAATACCTCTGACACAAAGCTAGTTCTTCCCCAAATGACCTATGCTCAAATGGTGTGGCTTGTGAGCCGAGTTCCATTTGTAAGCCAGTAAGAAAAAATGTTCTGTCTGTGCTGTCAAAGAATGATGTTTGATTGTCTTGGAATAGTTTAGTGTAATCCCTATCAGCCCAAGCTGTATCTTGATGAGTGCCACTAGAAAAGTTTGTACCACCATGAAACCAAATCATTAAATTTGCACCAGTATTATTATCGTCAGCTATACCATAATCAGAACCACTACTTGCTTGTGAATCTCCAGGAATTGTTATAACAACTCTTGTCCAATCAGTAGTAACTGCAAATCCTTTTGTAAACCAACGAGCAGTACCACCTGATAAATGATATTGTAAAGCAAAAGTATACTGTGCAGAAGCATTACCTTTTACATAAAAACTTATTGTTGAAGTTTTGGCACTTGATTGGTTATAATTTAGTTGTTGTAAATCTTGACCCTCTAATTTTTGTTCAATTAAAAAATACTCACTTGCTGCAATAGATGTATCTGCTGTTGTGCAATCTAGTTTTAGACAATTTGCAAATCCATCAGGTCCATCAGCAGTTTGTGTCATTGTAAACACTCCATTTGAGTTACCAGCAGTGGTAATTCTATCTACAGTTTGATAACCTTGATTAGCACCATTAGTAACTCCAGTTCGACTTGTACCCCTCTGTGCAATATTCATTGCTCCATTATACGCAATATTCCTTTGCCCACCAATCTGACTATTGGTTAGGACTTCACCCATCTTTGCTAATTCTGCTGCTTTGGTCATCTTTACTCCTTAACTCGGTTTTGTTGGAAATGTAATGTTACTCAACAAATGATCTGTAGGTGTCTGTTTAGTTATGTCACGGAGAGATTGCCTATATGTTTTCCAATCAGCATCATTTGTTAAAGTAACATCTCTGTTCTGTGTCCAATCTGTTTCTGCTAATAACGAATCTCTTTGCTCTCTTAATTTTTTCATATATCTAACAGGAGCAGCATCTTCCCATGCTTTTTCTTCTGCATCTCTTGCTCTTTCTTCTTCTGCTGTGAATTGTACTCTTGTACCACCTGTATTATGAAATCTAACCATTATACAACTCCATATAATTTAAAAGTACCAGACTGTATTGTGCCTGATGTAAAGTAAAATTGTATTCTATCTATAGCTGTAACAAAAGTTTTGTTCGCATACATTCCATTATTCATTGCAAAGTTAGGAGTTAAATCATTACTGACACCATAAAAATTAACTTGCTTCTTAAAGGTTGTGCCTGCAGGGTTATAAAGTGTATGCACTTGATGCAAACATTCATCATCTTCTGAACCTATAGATTCTGCTAAATCAACAACAGATGCACCTGAAGAGCCTCTTATAGTATTTCCACCATGTAAAACTTGGTCTCTTGCATATTCATAACTTTGTGAAGTGCTTACTATTGAACCACCAGTCCCCATTCTACAAGCAAAATGAGCACCATTAGTAGAGGGGTGTACATTTATTAAATGTATTTGATAAACTTTATAAGTAGACGTAAATAAACTAGAACTACCTACATCAACAGTACTGTCACTACTAGCAGTTACAGTTTGTAATAACACTAATCCACCTGCACCAACAGGAGGTTGACTAAATGTTACAACTCCACTACTTGATATTGCCATAGCATCTGCATCACCTACAGAACCTATCTGTCCATCGTTAGCAACTGTTATGCCACCACTATGAACACTTCTGCCTGTAAACGTAGGTACACCTGTAACTCCAAGAGTACTCCCCATAGTAACATTACCATCAAAAGTACCACCATCTGCCTTACTTACAGTGTCTGCTGCACTAAAAACATCAAAAACAATTATTTCAATTAAGTCACTTACGGATGCACCTTGAAGTAAAACAATAGCTGTACCACTTGTAGATGTGTAATCAGCCTCACCTAACTTCACACCATTTTGATATACGTCAACAAAGTTACTGTCTGTGTAACTTAGGGTAGCACCTTCTGCTCCTGCACCACTAAAGCTAGTCTGTCCTGCAGTGGCAGTGTATGTGTGCTTTCTTCTTACTCCATTTGAAGGAGATGTTCCTATGTATGGCATTATGCACTCTCCAATGCTGTGATACGTGCTTCTAATTCTTGTATAGTTTTCACGAGTAAAGGCACAAGTTTGCTTTGGTCTATGCCTTGATAAACTGCATTACCATCATCATCTACTTCATTGTGTGTACCACTAATTGCTTCTGGCACAACTGATTGTACTTCATGTGCTAAGAAACCATCTACTGTCGTATCTGCATCTGCTATAAAGTTAAATCTTGCAGGCTTAAGTTGCTTTAGTCTTGTGGTTGCATCAAAAGTATAGTCTACGTTTTCTTTTAGTCTGTGGTCTGAAGATGTGTTGTATGCTGTAGCTGTTTCACTTAAGGTTATTGTACCTATGCTTGCTCCACCAGTTTTTAAAAAATTAAATGCATAATTTAATGCAGTACTGACCTTTTGAACTATTACACCACCCGTTCCTGATGCTATTTGAACTGACATTGCATAACTTGATGATGCTTTTGTACTTGAGTTTATTGAAACTCGCTGATTAAAAGTTACTGCCCCATCAGAATGAATACGCCCACGTTCTGTATAGGTTTCAGAGCCAACAGTTCCAGTGTGACTATAGAATATCATTCCTGCACCACCTGCTGAAGCTAATGCTCCACCACCTGACCCATTTTTAGTTAACTGTAATATACCATCAGTAGAACCTGCAACAGTTAGAAATCTTGAACCTGCACTTGATGAACTTGGAGTTAAATTAGTATTAATACCCACATCACCTGTTGCACCATTAACAAACAAAGCATGGTCAATAGTATCTGATTCAACTCTGAAGTCTACGTCAGCACCACCTTCGTTGAATACTGCACCACCATTGGCAGATAAAGCACCACTAACAGTAAGATCTGCGTTCGCAGTAACATTGCCACCATCAGCAATAGTCAAAGCATTATCACCATCAGTAAATTCTATTAATGGAGTTTTAAGAGACGTTGTTGCGGTCACACTTCCTGCAACCGATAATGCAGTTAATGCCTGAGAGCCAGTGTCTACGTTCTTCAAATGTGCCATCAATTCTCTAATGGCATTATTCAATCCACTA